AACATATATATAATTTAAAATCATCATTGTTTGGTAGATATAATAATATCTTTTTTGGCAAACTTAATTATTCTTTCATCAATAATTTTATCAAAGTAATCCTGTACAAAATCTTCATTTTTATCATTCAATCCAAAAATATTTCTACCCATCTTGGCATTATCTTCTACTTTCTTAGCTTCTCTATAATTTAATTCTACACTTATGTTTGTTGCTCTTTGTGCTTTTATTGAATTTAACATTTTGCCAGTTAATCTTAAATCTGGAGGTGATGTTTGATTACTTTCTGCCTTGCCTTTTGATGTTGCTTTTCCTTGTGATTTTCTTAAAGCATATTTAAAACTATATTCTGGGAAATCTCTACTTTTACCAGAACCATCTTGGCTAATTCCTTTCACTGTATCTTGTAATATTTTAGTAACAAGTTTACCACCAAGCACCAACCACTGTGTTTTCTTTGTTTGTAATAAGTTTCTAAATTTTACTTTCATGCTTTAAGTGTCCAACTATGCCTACAATTAAATCCGCCCCTTAATCCAAATGGAGTTTTTAAATTATTTACTTCTTCTTCAGTATATCCCTCTGCTGGTTCATTTAATATTGTTTGTTTGCATATATCCCTTGTTCTTGTATCATTTGGTCCGAAATATGTCCATCTTACATCTTGTCCTTTAAATACTTGATACCTTGCAGTGTCATCAAAGGTTTTAATTGCAGTATCTACAGCAACATTTAACTGATAATCTGCAAGTTTAGTTTGAGATAATAAATCAACAACCTCGTTTGATGGTCTGCCATTATATAAGTTTTCAAATATTAAATTAGTTAATGTGGTTGAATGTTCCTGTGCCTTTCCTAATAACTCAGCAGTTTTTAATTCTTGTAATGTTTGAAGTCCTTGCAACCCTTCACCAACAGTAAATGCAATTCCTCTTGATTGTGCCAAAGCAATTGAATCTTGCAATAGTTCACCATATCCATTTTCTAAATTATTTAAGGCATCACCATATCCAGCATTTATTAGTTCATCAAACAGATTTAATTGACCTATGGCATCTATTAATTGCCTGTCACTTAATCCACTTAAGCCATCTACCACCCTTGATAAGTTTGAGTTAAATGAACTTTCTAATGTACCTATCTCTGATATAAACCTATCAACTACCGACTGGGGTTGTGCCATTTAGTATTCTTTGAAATGTTGATTGTGGTTGTGGTGGTTCAGGTGGTGCTTGTTCTTCTTGTATTTCACCTAGTTTTTCTTCTAGTTCTGCATCACTCATATCTTTATTAAAATATAATAATATATCTTTTTGAGTCATTACTCCATTAGCTAGTTTCCAATCAAGTAATTTTAATTCTTGATCTGTACTCATTGGGTAACTTGTCTCAGCAAAATCAACCGTATATTCATCAGGCAAATTCATTGCATTATGTACTTCTAATATTCTTTTATCAATTTTGTATCTATCATGCTCCCAATCTCTGAAGATTGCAATATCACTTTCTCTCGCCTCAAGATTTTCAATTTCTAATATTTTAAGTGCTTCTCCAGATGGTGCATTGCCTACAGA